TTGTCAAAGAACTATTTATAAATTAGCAATCTGTTTCTTCTTCAGTGTACTCAGTAGTGAAAGTACGACCAAGAGTGTTACAGCCTTTTGGAGCAGTTACTCGGAAGTTTAACTCTGGAATATATGGAGAACCATTTTCTAGAGATAGAGTGAACGCACCAGATGGAATAGCTTCATCAAATACGAACCATAGGTTTTTATCAATCATAGCTAATTCACGGTCATAAGTTACAGTACGATATGTTACTTTGAATTTGTTAGGGAATTTGTTCGTTTTGAACGCAACGCCTTCACCAGTAACTGATTCTAAGTAATAAGCCTCTAATTCTGTACCTGCAGTTGCTTTAAGAGTGGATGCGTCAATCACGCCAGCAGAAGGAACAAGATTATGTTGTTTACCATCAGTATCTTCTACACGAATAGCTGTTAATGCTGTTAGTTTAGTAGGAAGTTCGATTTCTTTTGTGCCTGAAGCTCCGTCTTTTACAGTAAGATAAACAATACGTGTTACTTCTTCTGTGAAAGTTTTCATTTTTTCACCTGACATTAAAGCAAGGAATTCAGGTTTAAATGTTGCAGAAGTTACATTTAAAGAAATGTCTTTTGCAGAACGAATCATGTATGCTAATTTGTTACCAATACCACCACGTAGTTCGTCCTCTGTTAATGTTTGTTCTAATCCTGCGATTTGAGCGTAGCCAATACCGATTACGTCTTTTGTTACTAAATCCTCGATAATAACTTCACATGTGTCGTGGATAACTAAATCTTTAGTCATGTGTAAATTCCTCCAATTATAATATATTACTTTATTATTTGAACATCCCTGCATATTTCTGGTCAAATTCTGCTTTAGAAATAGCTGATGTATCCTTAACTTCGAATAAATCAATTTTTCTAGCCCATGATTCAATTGTTACTTCATTAGATACTGTAGCAAACAATATATTTCTACGATAATCTTCTTTTGCAGCTATTTTTGCAAACCTCATTTGGATTTGAAATGGAGACTCTTTCGCAAGTGTTTCAAAACCTATCCCTAAGTTTGCAATAGATGTTAGAATATCCATGTGAGTAGGAGCATTTTTATCTCTTTCTGCTTTTATCTTTTTATCGTTTTCAAATATTTGCTGTAATCTTGGTTGTGGACTAACTTTTTCTTCTTTCAATAAATTCATTTTCATAATTAAATCTCTCATCATTAAGAATGCATCTTTGTTCTCAAAAATATCTTGTAGAACCATTAAAGCATCTTCTGATGAGCGCATGAATTCATTTTGGTCTAACATTAATATAAATATTTTCATATAAGCAGCCCTTAGTTCTGGATGCTCATATACAATATCGTGCAGTTCTCTAGTTTTAAAACTATCAAACTCTTTCAATTCTTGTTTTCTATGAACTGGAATTGATTTACGAAAAATATAAAATAGGTGTAGGACATTTTGTGATATAATGCTAAGCTCTGCTTGATTATCCATGTATTCCTCATACGTTAAAAAACGCATAAGACCGAAAGGGGAGGTCACAGGATGTTTAAAGATGAATTGACTATCTTTTATTTCTATCATTTGCGACCAGTAGGTTTTTTATTATTAGTAAATTTGAATCTATAATCAATTCTTCTGAATCCTTTTGGAGCTTCCCTAGGGTCACTACCAACAGATTCAAACTTACCGAAGCCTGCCATATTCTGTTGATGAATCAATAATTCAAATACTCTGTCTCGTATTCTGCTCATACGAAAATCATCTTCATAATCTTCATGTACTAAAATACTAAGTATGACTTCTTGCTCTACAAAATAGGCGTTGCCAAAAATACTTCTATCTCTACCTTCTTGCACATAAATAATGCATTTAGAGTCATCATTAATATCTGTCCTTTTGTCACCTTTTCTAATACGGTCTTTTACCAACAGCCAGTACTCTGGAGAATTGTCTACTAAATTTGGTAATTTGTCTGATAATGGTTCAAGAATATCTTCTTGTTTTTCAATATCATATCCTAATGGTTTGTAAGTTAGTAGCCGTAATAGGATTTCATCATTAATTAAAACCACTTCAAGATTATTCATAAAATTAAATAAAGTCCCGGGTTGTAAAACATTTTTATTTGTCATGAGTATTCATCACCCTTTGTAAACGAATTTCTACATAGCCTTTTTCACAAACTCCATTAAATAGGATTACTTTTTCAAAATTTAAATCAGTAACTTTATATTGAGCATGTTTATAGTCTATAGCTTGGTTTAAAATTGGTAGCTCTTCGCCTTCTACATAAGGTAAATACACAGACATGGAGCCTGCAGGTAAGTTAACTTGAGAGTTACTTACAATATCATAAATTTTCGATGTCATTACACAAGGTTTTACCATATGTGTAATTTTTGTTTGCATGATAGGCTCTCCATTTGGTTTCGTGCCAGTTTGAACACTTTCTTCCTTAATACCAATAGGGAAGTCAAAGTTACAATTTCGTGCAATCACTTGTGGGAACATTACATCAGTTGTCTGATTCATTGCCAAGTATACAAAACCATCGTGACATATATAGTCTCCCATATATACTTTAATATCTGGCATAAATAAGAATTTACGTATCTCAAATGTGTCGATATCACTTGGTATAGATGGTATTGCGTTTCTCTCATCCATATTAATAATAACATTTTTTCTAGAGGGAGAATCTAGTATATAATCAACTTGTTGTTTCTTTGTCTCGAAAATTGTAGCCTCTTGAATATTTTTACCTTCTGATAAAACACGTTTTCTGTAAGATTCTAGACTCATAGATTATCACTCCTTAATAGCATTAAGATGATTTGCTATAAGATTTGTTAAATATAGAACCTTTTTACGTACTGCTTTATGTCTGTTCTCTTGTGCAACTATCTCTTTTAAATACTCTAAACCTGTTAAAGTTGTTGGATACCATGCTCCATTGGGCATTATATCAATAATATTGAGAACATGCTTAACTTCATAATGTAAGTCAGATACATAACTTTCTAAAAAATTATTTTCTTCCTCGTACAGCGGCAATATTTTAAAGATGGAATCTTGAATAACTTCTAAATAATCTTTATATTCCTTGATTTGTAATTCTCTCATTTTTTGGTTCCCTCTTAAATAGTGCTCTAATGTTTTCGCCATTATAAGAATATTTACTCATCATTACGTCTAAATCTTCACTCAGTTTTTGATGTAACTTAATTAATGTGTCTAATTGCTTTGCAGGACTGTAGGTACGATAGTCTCTAGAGTTTAATGCGGAAGACAAGTTTTTTTCATCGAATAAATGAGTGTTCATGTATTCTAAAGTCATGCATTTTCCCAATATTTGCTGTTCTAGGTATTCTAATGTACACGAAAATTCTTGTGCTTGCTGATTAAAACTATAAAGATTTGTTCTAGCCATTGTAAAATGTGCTATACCATTAACAAGCCATTGGGAAAGCTCCTCTTCTAAACTAGTCTGGTCTAAAAGAGCGAGCTTATATGAGTGAATATTAGCAAAAAAGATAGTATAAATATTAGAAAATGGTGTTCCCATTAAATCACACCTTTCCTATTATTTTATTGTGTAATATCAATTCCAGATACATCTTTTAATGCTTGAACTACTCGTAAATCATATAGCTGACCTGCTTTAACTTTACGCTTAGCTGTTGACATGATAATAGTTTGCATTGCTGTAGCCATTTTTGGGAATAGGTCGCGAATTTTATCTGGATGTTGTAGCAAGTTATTAACTTCTTCTTCTGTGAAAATATACTGATAATCACGAGTTAAATTAAATTCTTCAACTACATCTTCATCTAAAATAATAATCCAAGCTTTTTTCAAATGTGCTTTTTGACTTGTGAACATAATACGCAATTCAGACATAGGGATTCGAACAACATCACCGTATTCTTCTAAATCAAACGAGTAACCATTACGACTAATGTAACCATATAATCCTGTTGTGTTATTCATAATTTCAATTTTGTCTGTGTCTTGAATGATGCGTGGTTCAGTCATTTTTACCTCTTCTTTTTTCTCATCTGTTACTGTAGCTTGTTCTACTGTGCTTTCTTGCGGTGTTACCACTTCTGCATCTTTTTTTACTGTTGTTGCTCTAGCCATTTATTATTTCCTCCTTGTTTCTAAAAGAAAGGCATGATATAATTATACCATGCCTAAGTTTACTATTATGATAAGCGAATCATACCGTATTTATCAGTGTAAGATACAGCTACGCCTGCTTTTTGAATGAAGTAATGCTCAATAGACATATCGCCATTCATGTTTTGGTTATCATGGATGATTGGTGTACCTTCTGTTGCAATTTTAACGAACTTGTTAGAAAGTGCAGGTAAAACAAGTAAGTCTGTTTCAGAAAGGTTGAAATCATAAGTACCAGCTTTGAATGATTGAGTTAATGCTACTGTGTCATAACCATTGAAACGACCCATATAACCAAGTTGGTTGTAACCATCTTTAGATGCGTCACCTACATAAGTTGGTTTTAATGGACGTAATGCTGTTTTAGTACCAACGATAATTGCAGAACCATAAAGAGTCTCAACGTTAGCACATACACGTAAAATTTGGTTTTCATCATAAGTACCAGTGTATTTGAACATAGGGTCAATTGCGTTGTAAGAGTTGAATAAAGCATTAGAAACTTCTTCTGCAATCTTACGAGTGTAAGAGCGAGCCACTTTGTTCATCACTTCTGCCCAACGTACACGACCTGCTAAGAAACGGTAGAATTCATCATAGACTTTGATACCGTAAGTATGCATAGTCATTGGTAATTTACCATTATCTAGACGTTGACGACGTAAGTTACCAGTACCATCAGCAATAATAGCAACTTCGAATAAGTCTGGGTTTTCCATGTCAAATTGGATAGTGTCGCCCCAAGCAATGTTACGAACTTCTGCGAATGAACCCATTTGAGCTTCAAGTTGGTCATTGATAATTGGTGATAAAGTTTCTTCAATAATTTCGAAAATAATATCTTTATAACGACGATATTGAGCAAAAGTCTCAATTTTTTCTACGCCAATTTCAGCTAGGAATGCTTTGCGTAGCACGTCTTCTGATTCTTGAGCAGAGAAGTTTGTTACTCGACCTGCTGCTAAATCTACGGCTAATTCTGTATAATTTTTACGTACTGGTTGATTCATGTTCATAAGTTAATATTCCTCCGATTTCTAATTTCCGATTATAGTACTCGTAATAGAGCCATTTTGCGAGAATCCCAACCAAAACGAGTTAAGCGTTCTACGATAAATTTAGTTTGTTCTGTACCAGTCGCTGCTGTGTAACCATAATTGGCAGCACCTGTAACGATTGCGTTTTTAGCTGGCTCTACATCAAATAGAGCTAATTCCACTTGGAATTTATCTCCTTGTGTTAAGTGATATGCACGTACTGGAACCTCTGCTTTGTTTACGCGGTCATATTCATCCCAGTTTACTTTGTTGTCATATTCTACCTCTGGAGCTACTACTAATAGTAATTCTTTGTCTGCTGCAGGAGCTACAGCATGCATTGCCTCACGGTTGCCATCTACGTCATCACCAAGAGCTACTACTGAGCCGTTTGGTAAATCAACAGTTGCGATTACCGTTTCGATGTTACCATAGTTACTTGCATGTACTTTGTCTAAATTTGCTTTTGCCATAATTATTAATTCCTCCGATTATTGTTTATTAGCACCGTGAATGTCGAATAGACCATTGTATGCGCCTTGTGTTGGATTTGGTGTTACAGGTTCTTCTAAGTTGACACCAAAATGCTGAATATCTTTTGCAGGTTTCTTTTGTGAGAAGTTTTGCTTACCAATCTCAGCAAATAGTAAACCTTCAATTTCTGCTACAGTTTTATCTGTATTTGCTTCTAAAACAGAAGTAATGATATCTGCTTCAAGCTGTGTAGAGAATTTCTCTTTAATAGATTCTGTTTCAGTTGTAGCTTTGAATGCACGTAATTCCTCTAGTTCTGTTGCTTGAGCATTAAATTCTGCTACTTTAGTATCAAACTCTACAGTTTTACTAGCTAATGCAGCATCCTTTTCTTCTACTTGTGATTCAAAGTCAAGGATTTGTTTAGTTTTTTCTGCCAGCTCAGCATTTTTTGCTTCCATAGTTTCAGTGAAAACGGCTTCTTTTTTATCTAATTCTGCTGTTTTCTCTTCTACTGTTTTTTGGAATTTTTCAAGTTCGGCTTCTAATAACTTATATTCAGCATGAGCTTTGACTTCTTCCACTGTAATTTCTGTTTTCTTTGGTTCTTCCATTGGTGAACCTCCTTCTGGTTTTTGTGAAAATTGCAATTCTTCCATCATTTCATTAAAATTAGATTTAAACATATCTTTATCTAATCCATAAGTCATAATAGAAGCACCTTCAAAACATGGTTCAACATGTCCGTCAGGGTCGTTTTCTGTGTCAACTCCTAGAATGCATAGCCCAGTAAAGTTGAATTTATCAATACGGAAAGTTTCCATACCATCTATAACAGCAAAAACACCACTGTCAACTTCTATTTCCATAGATTGATTATATTTACCTTCTGTTAAAACGGTGTTTAACTCAGGATAACGACCTGTCCATAATAAACATCCATCTGCAACTAAATAATTTCTAGTTACGCCATCCTTATCAGGAACTTCTTCCCAATAAATATTTGCATCAGATGGGACTACTCCATAAGGAATAGTAGTTTGTACAAACTTGATTTCTTGGTCAGTAATTTCTAGCTTACCACCATGCCCTCCGAAGTTATTAACATCTTCTAGATACTCTCCAATAATAGGAACATTGTATAATGTTGTAATTGCTGTATCTACAGATTCTCTAGTGATGTGAGAGTTGTTTCTATTGTTTCCTGTATATAGAATTCTAATTTTTGCTGCAGTGAAACCGGGGTTTGTAACAGCAGGCTTAGACTCCAATACTGACATATTAAAAGGTATTTTTTTCTTCATTGTCGTTGTCTCTCACCTCCTTTACAGGGGATTTTTTGTTTATGCTCGTTTATTATTGGAATCGTTTTCTCTTGCTGCAATTCCACTATCTGTTAATTGTCCGTCTCCTTTAGTTGGAGCTCCTGCTTTTTCTTCATCTTTAGATAACGTGTAAGATGTTTGTAGAGGTTTTAATCTAGAAGTAATATCTAATACATCTGTTTCTAAATCTACATTGTTTAAGAATTCATAAGGGTTAATTCCTTGAGCAGATGCTACATAAGAGGGGGGGACTAGACCATTTTGTGCGCCAGATAGCAATTCTTTAACTTTTTCATCTCTGCTGAAATGGGTGAAATCTAGAATTCTGAATCTAAAGCTAGCATTAGAAAACTTATACTTTATTTTAAAATTCATAATTTGCTCCACTTGTCTATAGAAATGATATACTATTTGTTCATTAGCCATAATTGCTTTTGCCAATCCTACTGCTGTAGTAGAGTTACCTAATTGCTCCGGTAAGCCTGCGCCAGTGTAAGTTTGAGATGTGGCATTTTTAATATTGTCTTTATCTGTATTGCTGCGCTCCGTTTTAACTGGAGTTATTTTCATAGGAGATGTAAACATTGCCACTCCGTCTGGCAGATGGTCTTGTGCCATACCATCAAAGTCAGCAGCTAAAGGCAAGTCGATTGCAAACTTATTCATTTTCTTTTCATCTAATGGTATATGTTGATGCAATAGTAAAAAGCTATCAATCTCTGCTTTTGCTTTTTCTACATCTTTAAAGAACCCAATATCGCTAAGAGCGAAGAACAAGTTAATAAAATATGGCATGCCATAAGTTAAAGTGTCTTGCATTTTAACACAAAATGTATTAAGGGGGTCTAAAGCTACCCACTTCTTACCTGTGCGTAAATATTTGGCATAGCCTTTAATAAATTCTTCTGGATACGAATTCACAAGATTATTCTTCTTATCATTAATATCTTGTTTATCATCAAAATACGACATATCAAATTGGAATGCTTTAATACCATTGTCTACTATACTAGATACTCTACAGTAGTTCGGGTCTAATCTAAGGATAAAATATGAATCTTCTGATTCAATCTCATATCCATAAAACCAGTCATCTATAATGACATACTGAAACATTTTATCCAGTTCATGTAAATTAAATTTTTTATCCCCATATATAGCACCCTGTCGATACAATTTATTCTTCATGTCTTTGCTTTTTTTATTGTTGAATACATCCATAGATAATGTCCATGACCATGTAGGCATATTGGCAATTATTGATACAAACCATCTATATAAAGAATTCACTCTAAATAAATAATTGGACAATTCTCTTAATTGTTTTTCATTTGATTCAGGATTTTGCAACCAGCGTTGTACTTCTTCCGGTCTAAATTTTGTTGTTGCATTTCTTTTAGTTTCCCTGTACACTTTAATAGAATCTTGTTTTTTCTTTTTATATGCATTGGTTGGGCTATTAAAGAAATAATCCACCTGTTTTTGAAAATCTTTAGGATAAGAATTGCCAGTTTGTTCGTTAATCAAATAATCACTCCTTTCTTTAAACTAGAACATAGCACTACCTTGTCTTGAGCGTGACCTTTTTGCTCCTCTAGCCATAAACATAGTTGCAGCATTAGCACTACTAGTCATAGGACGGTTGTTAAGTTCCAAGTACTCAGTCACAAAATAGTCTAAGTAAGATACACTAGAGTATCTATCTTTACGGTCACTGCGACTTTCTTTCATTTTAATTATTTCACTTTTACCTGCGTTTTCATTTTCTAATCCTAGTATTTCTGTAGTCATTAGAGTTGTTTCAATGTAAGGCATTTTTAATAAAAGTCTATCCATTTTATCCAAATGTTTATAGCCTTGATATTTTTCTAAGGTGTCATTTGCTTCCTCTTCTGGAATAGGGAATTTAATTTTCCCTTTACGTAAAGTATCTTTAAATCCTGCTGCAATTGTTGAGTTCAATTGAGAGTTACCGAGTATTACATAGACCACTGGAATTCCATTTGGATATACACAGCGATTCGCCCATTCTTCGTTATTAATACAAGTCCATGGGTCGTACTCTGTTCCACGCTCTGGGTCGGTAGACGGTTGATTTAGGCTATCATAAATACCAATACCATTATTACGACCATCTAATACTAGATAATCACATTCGAAATCAGCAAATAATTGTTTAATACGATTGGCTTGAGAAGCAGTATGTCCACCTTCTATAGATTCCATATACATGACTTGACGCTCATATCCTGAAGCAACAGGGATGCATCTAGCTACAGTTAAAATGGTAGCATCATTATCCGCACCGCCCATGACTGCTATATCTCCAGAGATGACACGTATTTCACCGTCTACTTTTTTAGGCAGGCTTAAAACTGTTTCTCCTAACATCTCTCTTATTTCAAGAGGATAAAAAGCTTTTAATAATGTTCTGTTTTTCTGGATTTCTTCATATTTAAAGAAACTGCTTAAATTTTCTCCCCAGAATATAGCTTCCATCTCAATGGCGAACATGATTTCATTGAAGGTACGCTCAGACATTTCATTTTCAATTTCTCGTCTGGATTTTAAGCCTTCTAAAACGGAAACTTGATATGGTATAGCACAACCAAAATATGGCTGCCCATCCGTCATATTATCATTGTATGATTGGACTTTATCCCAAGATTCATGAGCTTTGAACCAAGCTGAAGATAAAAATATTTGTTTGTTTATTTCTTCATATTTCTCTACACCTTTATACTCAGGTAAATCCATGAAGCCCGGATGTCTAGGTGCTGCTTGCATCTTACGAAGTACAGTATCTACTATTTCATTGGGCACTAGTCGGAATTCATCAACTATTAAGAGATTGGCGCGAGCCCCACGTGAACCGTCCGCAGCAGCCACTACTCGCAGCCAACTACCAGATTTAAGCTCTACTTTAGGCTCATTTACGGAGTCACTGATACCCTTCATTCCGCCCAATAATTCATTTCTAAGAAGTGAAGATTTGAGTGCCAAATCTTTTATCTTGGTGACGGTCTCTCTACCCTGAGATTTCTGCCCTGCAGCAACTACTACCCATGTATTAGGGTAAAGAATCATTCTTGTTACTGCATATATAGCTGTAAGCATGGTTTTACCTTGCAATTTGTTATCCTAAAGGCTTTTTATCCTTTAGTTCTATAGATTGTTATTCTCTATAGCTCGGCATACATTTTCATCATATCTATGAATAGACTTAGATGTTGGAGACTCGTGGAGATATTTTTGCTATCATGTCGCTCAATCTCTATGCTCTACAACCACTTGCGATACAAGCAGTCTCGGTATTGGCGTTTCAGCGTCTACCGATTTTCCCCAATTTAATTACCCTAAAGTTTCCAATAAGGAGAGCCATTTATAAGGAGTTATAAATTTGATATTTTCTTTCTAATTTAATAGAACAGTCTTCATAAATTTTATCTAAAAACTCTTTGGCTTGTTTCATAGAAATATATAAGCGATATTTCTTGTCTTTTTCTTTGTGTATGTTAGAATCAATATTAATAGACAATAGTTGCTGTTGAATATATTCAAGAAATTCTTTATTAGCATTAGTAAAATGTATAGCTTTTAGTTTATCTTCTGGAGCATAGATACAACCGTCTCCATCTAAAAATCCTCGTAAAAAATGCATAAATAAATTATGTTGTACTTTTGGATATATTGATGAATTAGTTTTATTTATATCTACTCCATGTTCTATTAAAGCATCACAAATATCTTTACTATAAATTCTTAGTCTACTACAAGAAGATATATATTCATAGCCATTAAATTCTATATTTCTTTTTCTACTTGTAATTTTATGCTGATTGCCAAGCTCTTGATTTAATTTATCTAACATATACTTATCATTGGTATGAATCTCTATTCCAGTTTCATAGTTTCTATTATTTTTATTATATACTATATAACCATCTGCATAAATAAAACCTAGCCAATAGGCTTTGTTTTCAGTATCAATTAAATTAAAATAGTCACTGTTAAACTTTCTAGTTTTAGATAAGCCCAATGCTCTAGCCTTACTTCTTATTTGTTTACTATCCAAGCCATTGAATAGCTCCATATCGCTCATTTGTTGATAAGTGACATTAGAGTAATTGTTTTTAATAAAATCTATTTGTTCTGAATTAAAAATACTTTTTACCATTTTTATCCTCCATTCAAAAACCCCTTGCTGCTATATAGGTAAAATAATCAAAATGCATCATGATATAGATTAGTATTTGTTGGAATAATTTTAGTTTTATCCCTAAAAAGTCTTCAGCAAAACGGTGCGGATTTGCTCTCCAATACGACGCCCAAGCATCCACACCAGCCATTAATCTGTCTTCTTTACTGGTAAATTTTTTACGTCTTTTAGATAATCTTTCATACGCTGCTGTTTCTGTTATAGATTTTCTTCTAGTCATAATTATTTACCGTTCCCGTAATCACGAGGCTTAACAGTGTATTTATCCAATGTTTCTTTTGCCTCTTCATAATAAGGACTTTCTTTTTCTCTATTCCACAGGCGAGCCCAAGGATGCAAGAAGAATGATACAATCATCTTTCTTATTCCATCTACATCTTTCCATTCTGGTTTAGGGTCACTAACAGGACGAGTGTTTTCTAGCTTATCTACAAGCTTAGAAAAAGCATCTAATTCTGCGTTACCTGTTCCACTTTCTTGAGTAGGCTTGATACCTGCTGCGGTCATTAAATCATTTAATGTTTTAATTTGTTTATCAACATCTTGACCTTTATCTCGTTTAATTCGCATTTCTAATCGAGTTAAACAAATCTCTGCTATTAAGTCTTCCATAGTAGGACTTATTTTTTCTTGGTCTGGAACATACTTGGAAAACTCAGATGTTAACCAAATATATTGTTCTTCTGTTTTACCAGAGCCCCAATATTCTTGGAATTCTTTGAGCTCTTCTTCTGTAAGTTCTTCAAGATTGTGTATCTCTTTATTTTTTTGCTCTATAACTTTTTTATTTTCTTCAAACATTGTTGATTCAACAAAATGCCATTCTTTTTCTCTAGCCCAAATTGATGTCATATTTTTCATATATTCTTTATAACATCCAATTTCATCATAACCATTTTCAGGACTAGTAAATTTATTTTGTACATTTTCAAATCTATCCATTAATAGAGGTAAATCCATCATCATTAATGTTTGTACGAATGCGTCGAATCCATGTTCTTCCCACTGTTTCCAAACACAAACCTTGCAAATTGGCAGACGTTTATCTTTAAAGTACAGAGTGTTTGTTGTACTATAATACCTTTTATCTATAGAAACAGTAGACTTATGACAATCTATACATTCTTTTGTCAATTTTTCCATTTTGTTTCACATCCTTTTATCGATGCGATTAATAAGCATCATAAAACCATTGACAAAAGTCAATGGCTATGTGACAATTATTAATATGTATTCTTCTGCCAATCCCACATGACAGAAGAGTTTTTAATGAGGTGTGTAATGAAGTTACATTTCAGAAAACCAGTCTGAATAGTATGCGACTCCCTGTAGGCATAAAATCAACTACATCTCCATGTCGCGTTCCCTAGTAATTATTAAATTAGTGCATATAAGTCTTCAATATCTCCATAAGTAAAACTAGTGATTTTAACTCTACTATTCATAGAATGAACTAATTCATATGTGTATGCTTGTGTATAAAATGCTTCTTTTGCCACAAACGATTCTTTTGGAATTAGAATAGTTTCTTTGATTCCTTCTGCTTCGATATTAATAAAGACAAAAGGAGAGTTTGCTTCTTTTGCTGCTGCAAACATGCCTAGTAGGTGTGATTTATTTAACATCTACTACCTCCCAATTGTTAGCGAACATTTCAATCATAGTCCCTTTCCAAGGGACATTACCAAAACGACTTTTTACATATAAATATGGTGCGGTCATTTTACTATTCTCATCTGGACGTTGTACTAAAATAACAACATCTGTACCCCACTGAGGTAAACGCATACCTTTGCTAGTAGAGTTTTTAATTTCTTCTAGTGCATAACCAAATTCCATGTTATAATCTCCTTATAGGATTTCGTGTGCAAATCCATATTTTTCTACTTCTTCAATAGTTAAATACCAATCTAAATTACGTTCACGCTTTTCATGCAATAATTCTAGTGGCACTTTAGTATTTTCTACGATATATTCATCAATTTTATTTTGAATATGCTCATAATGCTGTGCTGTATTACGGATTTCTCTAAGTGTAGCAACATCTGAATTTGCTCGTATTTCGTGATATAATAATGTAGAGTGTCTTGTTACAATACGATAGTGACATGATAATAGCAATGGCATGCCCATACTCATGCAGATTCCACCATCTACGTACCCTACAACTGGAGTAATACTGTTCTCGATTGCAGAAATAAGAGACATTCCAAAATATACATCTCCTCCGGGAGTGTTGATATATAATATAATTGGAATACGTTGGTCTACTGGCATATCTCCATCGTCATGATTATATTTATGAATAAGCATAATAATATGTGACACTGTTTCTGGAGTGACTTCTTCATTAAGATATAATGTGCGATTTTGATACATATGCTTTTCTAATTCCGTGCCAATTGATTCAAACGGCTCTTGCTGTGCTAATTCTAGTACTTCTGCAAGTTCCTCTTCGGTAATTTCAAAAGTTTCATTATTCATAAGCAAGCTCCTTTTCTCTTAAACGTAATGTATATTTTTTAACATGTTCTCATTATATTCAAAAATTTGGCTGACTTTTACTGCGCCTTCAAATGTATTATCTTTATGCCATTGGTCTGTTAGTGCGTCAGTTGGAAGTGTGCGTACCAAAATCCCGTATTTATCTATTACTTTTTCACTATGAAGATGACCACTATGAATTTCTACAGTATTTGCATTAACCATCATATCTCGATATTCTTTTATTAGAGATTCTGCTACACGATTAAGCCCCTTGTCACCATGAAGATTAACTAGCAAAATATTTTCCCAGCGGAACATTTTTTTTGCGTCTATTGAGGTATTCCACTTGACTTGAGGGTAAAGCTTTGCTAACATTTTAGTAAACATCCATGTTATGTCTGAGTCGTGGTTGCCGGGAATGTAATCTGCTATAACATTCACCGAATTAGTCAATGCACTATCTATCAATGTAGTATAGAACTTATAAGCCTCTTCTGTGGCAAAATCCATATCTACAGATTCTATTTGTGTTCCATTTGCTGTTTGCCCTTTATGATTATTATTATGCAATAAATCATTGCCAATTGGAATGTAAATAGTATCCCACTCTCGTGATTCAAAGATTTCTAGAGTTTCACTTAATTTTCTTTCATAGTGAGAGAAGGTGTTAATTCCAAAATGCTGGTCTACAAATGCAACGGACAACATACGTTTACTAGATTTAGTTGGTCTCTTTACTTTTATAGGCTTAATAGAATTGAATTTCTCTATTAACTTATCAATATTAAAGCCATCTATTTTTTTCTTTACTGTGATTTTACTAGAGTAAAGTGTCTTAGTGATACCGCCTTTAGCATTAACATTAAAAATACTATTGCGAGCTCCTGTTATTTCCCATATATCTGCATCAAAACCGTGTGCCTCCAATAAGAAAGTTTCATCTTTCCCTTGTGCTTCATTCATTTCGATTAGCTTGTCTGATTTATGTGAGCCGTCTTTTGTAATTTCAGTAGTTTCTTTATAGTTTGGTTTATCGTAATCTGATACTTTAATTTGTGAGAAGTCTACTAAATCATTCTCTTCCAGCCATTTGAATGCAGAACCAAATTTACGCAGGTGCTCTCCACTGTGTTCAAAACCATGCTCATCTTTCATTTCTAACCAACATTTTTTATGTTCTAATTTAGCTCTAGAAACTGCATCTTGTACTAATGCTAAAGCTTGCTCCTTTTGTCCTGTCATATATTTCTCCTTTTATCAATTCGTCTTTTGTTTTATAATATTAAAAAGTGAGGAAGACATGATTTCCAACCATGTCTATGTTCCTCCTGTGAGAGTAGTACTTTTTAACACTTAAAAGAAAGACGTGTCATCACGTCTACGTAAGACATATCCCCATGTCTATAAGAATACTACTCTTCGATTGGGTCTACTGAGAACTCTTCTCTAATAGCAATAGTAATATGTTTGCCGTCAAATTCGCGTAAAATTTCTAAGAAATCATAAGTTAACTCTTCTTCGCCTGTAATTTCTGTGATTTCAATTTCGTTTACTCCAACGCTAAGCTCACCTTGGAAACTTGCAGAGTTTGTACGTTTTGCTTTTGGTTTAGCCATGCCCTTTTCTCCTTTAGAATCGTTTTAACAATTCTTCTATATTTTTTATTGCATTTAAAATCGATGTACTATGAGCAATATTGTTATCTTGAATTGCTTTAATATATAAGTCGTGCATAGTATTTATAGTTGCTTGTAAAAAGCTGATATTTGCATCCACCATAATAGATAAATTAATAACGTGACTATAATCTTTTTCAATATCTTGCTTGCGCTTTTCTATAAAACGTTCGCGATTTGTGATACAAGTACAGTAATGTAAATAGTTTGTTTTTGTGTCAGTATCCATCGAGCTCACGCCATTATACGTATGATTTAAAATATCTCTTTGATTACTATAATTATGTTTTTCTTTTTCATATTTTTGTATGTCTTTTTGAATCGCTTTTAGAGACAACACATCACCCAATAAGCCATTGTCAAGAATCATAGAGTAGTTTTTTACCAAGCCTGAAACTTCTTTTGGTGCATTCTCAATTAATTCTGGTGTCATGCTATTGATAGTAGCGGCTAACATTTCTTCAATCTTTTCTGTATTATACATACATATTCTCCTTTGACTATTTAGGTGTCACCTGTAAATTATATTCAATTGTATATTAAGTTGTATGGCTATGTTACACATTTTCTTAGTATTAATGGAACTAAGCAAACCTATCGGAGCCACCGATAAGATATTTATATATCCAAATTGTCCCAAGAGCAGGAGAGAGTATTATGATATTATGAACATAGAAAGGGAGATATTCCAATGAACTAGGAGGTGTTCGAATGAAAAATAAACTCTTGGGACAATTTTGATATGTAAAATGGTGGGGATACGCCCTGTGCAAGATTCGAACTCGCAAATCTTTCGGGTAGAAACCGAATGCCTTCTCCAGTTTGGCTAACAGGGCATAGTAAAAGAAGAGCTAAAATTGATTAAATAATAGCTCTTCAATAAAGCTTGAATTAATAGATTAGCTATTTCTATTAATTATTGATAAATAATATCTTCTATTTTTACTAAGGGTAATTTTAAATGATAGCGAATGTCGTCAAAGTATTCTTGAAGTTGGAAAATATTATTATTATAGCTACCATAGATATTATGGAATGAGCCTGTTTTATTTGGCATATGACAATTTTCACATAAGGTTATCCCATTTTCTGTATCAAATCTAACACTTTCATTACTTGAAAAATTATTTATGTGGTGAGAATTTAACTTGCCGCCTAGCTTGTTGCAACATTGACATTTATACTCATCTCTTTCAAAAATATCAAGTCTCCATTTTTTATACTCAGTAGAATTCCTTTGTACTTTATTTTTAGATGATACTCCACCATTCCAAAACACTGCATTTTCTCCAGATATGGAATCAGTTTGACATTGGCTACATATATTATTATAATATTTTGCTGCATCATATGATATATATTGTATAGTATCCATATGCTTATTGCATCTAAATGGAAGTTTTGCTTTAGCGTTCCTATAGCTAGTAACATCTATTAATATAGCATTATGTTTATGAAAGACTGTTTCTATGTCTTTAATTGATGCTTTCTGTTTATTAAATTTATCTTCTTTTGCACAGAAAGAGCATATATTATTGACAGTATTTATACTAGTTTTAATATTTATCCACGCTCTTGTTTGAATTTCTTCTTTATGCTTATTACATGTGAAAGATAATTTGCTTTTATTATTTTTATAGTCTTCTTCTTCTGTGTGTAAAACACAATTAAACTTTACAAATTGCTCTCTGATATTATGAATATTATTTTTTCTGGTCATAAAACGTTCTCCTACTTTATCAATATCAAAATAGGATTAATAGATAAACAGTCTATAATCTATGTATAGGCTATAGGAAAAACAGTCCTACGCCACGGTTTTGCTATTTTAATTCTTTTATAGTGTTTTCAATATTGTCACTATGCTCGCTAAACCACCCTCGGTAATTTGTTATTAACCTATGATGTGCACTCTGCATTCCTTCAAAATGCTTGATGTATAATTCAAAAGGAGTTATTTTATCTGTCCCATATCGTTTAAGTTTTGTATTGTCAATTTGCATTGTAGAGCCTATCACCACTACTTTACATGATTGATGTATTCTCGTTAGCACTGTTCTTAATTCTGTTAGGTCTAAATTTTGTGCTTCATCAATAATGACAAATGCATTTTTAAAATTAACTCCACGTAAATAAGACGTAGATACCATTTCAATTTTCTTATGACCTTCATCAGTGCCGTACCAGCTCTCATAACCATCTGGAGATAGACCATCAAGTGCATCAAACAGTGGACTATAATAGATATATTCTTTTTCCGCAACACTTCCCGGTAAAAAACCTTGGTCTCTTACAGCTACTGCATTACGAATATAGATAATTTTGTCATATTCTTGATTTTCTACTGCATAAACTCCTGCCGCAACTGCTAAACTAGTTTTACCAGTTCCTGCTTTTGCATCTACAAATACTGATTGTACTATATCTGTAGGAGCCCATAATGACTGCATATATGCGTACTGGTGACGGTCTGATAGTACATTATATCCTTTTTCAGCAAGCCAACTCCAACGAATATCTTTGTCTTGATACTTTGTTTTAACCTTCATAATGTGCGCTCCCTTTACTAATAACAGTGGGGGAGTAATTTTAATGCCACTGTTACGATATTTGTTTTATCCAACAATCTTCATTGATATAGTTTGAGTGACGATTGTTGGATGTAAAAAATCTACATAATTACCAATACTTCTTCATAAAATCTGCTTTAGTCATATTATTTAATTCTGCTAAACTATGAATGTAATATGCCATATTATTATACTTACTGATTCCAAGATGGGATTCAAAATAATCATTTAAATTAACATAACCCCATACAATTTCTTCTCCAGAAAACTCTTCTGTAAATACTGTCAACATATTATTATTAATTTCTGTTACAGCAGTTTGGTCTTTTGAATGATTACATCCTCCATTAATCCACCATGAAGTGTACGCAAAAGATTGCTCAAACCAATCATCTTCTATTGAAGTAAGCTTGCCAAACTCTTCATCAGACAATTCCCATACTTGCAATGAAATATCTAGAATATCAGGTTCTGATTCATATTTCTTATCTGCTTTAATGTCATAAAATTTTAAGGCTAGTTCTAATTGTCCACCAATAATTTGTACCAATATATCCCCATCCTTTTCTCAATTCATCGTTTAGAAAAATAAATAAAAAGCACACATCCGAAGATATGTGCTAGTAAACTAACTAAGCACTGAGATTAATCAGTGAGTAGCCAACTGTCGAACAGTCGTTTCATTTAAGTCTACTTGGGTTTACAGCCTATCGAAGACCAGAGGTAGCCATTTGCTCACTAATCTTTATGGTATGAGCGATATAATACGTTTTGGAGTCTAAGACTCATTGTTGACTAGACGAATCTCTAGTAGCTTCTATATAATAGAAGAAAGCTATATTTCTAAATTAGGGGTCAACTCTCCATAAGTTTTCTAATTAGAAGGAGACACAGCCTAGTTGCCACTCTAGGATTATCCATCTGAGGATTCACGGTAAGCTGTTCCGTGGTCTGTGTCTATTTTATAATACTAGCCCACCACAATCTGTGGCAAGCTAGCGTATTATTCAT